TATCTTCGATTGCTTCTTCAGTCAAGCTAAAGCCAAGGGCAATAGTTTCGTGGTTGTAACGTGCGGTCCATGCTTCTTGACCGTTGTCGTAAGCGATTGCAGTGCCTTCGTTTTTAACTGGGGCAGCACTAAAGCCGGACAATTTTGTTTCTTCTTCAAAAGAACGCTCAGAAGTTTCTGTTTCGTAAACTTCTTTGTGCTCTTCGCCATAGCGAGCATACTCAAGACCGAACAATGCGTTCAAACCTGGGAGCAACTCTTTCAGTAGTTGTGCGCGTGAAATAGCCATTTATAGCTCCTTAAACGGTATAGTTAGTGCCGGTAAGGGCAGTTAACTGAGGATTGTTGATCTTAACGATTACTTCTGGGTAGAAGATCGTACCAGTTGCATTAGCGTAAGCAGTGTCAGGAACAACAGCTACTACACGGAAAGGCAATGTTGTTGCGTTACCTACAGCATTAGCAGGTAATACGATAGCTGCAACTGAATCACCAGTAGCTGTAGAGCCAGCAGTGTATGCAGTTTGAGCTACGTTTGTACCAATAATTGTTGCATTGGCACCGGTTACTACGCTAGTGTTACCTGTAGTTGTTACAGCTACTTTAAATTCAGCAACTGGGTCTACAACAACATAAGCGATAGGGTTAGTTACACCAGAAGACGGGCAATATTGGGCTTGTACAGTTTGACCAGACGAATTAACGTACTGGCAACCAACGAATACACCAACAATAGTACCTGTTGTAGTTGCGCCTGATTGAGAAATTGTTCCCCCATCGACTAATTTAACCGTATCACCGTAATAGATTGCTGTGCTGGCAGTAATTGGATACTGTAGCGTAGCACCGGCATAAGGAATGCCATCAAAACGGTTAATAGGTTTAAAGCCGTAGGGAGCTGAGATGGTTGGATAAGCCATTTAAATACTCCTTGATTAAGATTAAGAATTACCTTTACCAAAGCTAGTCGAAGACTTACCTTCTTTGAAGATAGGCATACGAGCATCGCTTTGACGCATTAAATTGTTATCTACAGCCTCTGTTTGAGCGTCACTTTGCTTTGCGTAATACGCATTGCGCTGTTCAACAAACTCAACTGGAGTCTTGCACAATAACAACCCGCCAATCTCAATATTGTCTTTATAACGACTATTGGGATCAACTAGCAGTTGGAATTTTGGTTGCTCTTCAATTCGTACAGGTTCCCAACCTTCTCTAAGTTTAGAGGAAAGATTGCGAGGATCCGCATTATTTAAAGTTGCTACTCTAACCCAGCGATACGCGAAGCCAGCCTGCTTGTCGGGCTCAGGGAGTAACTCCGGTTGCTGCCACTGCATAGGGCGCTCAAAAGTTACTCGGGTTTCTACTTCACGATCAATTCTTTTTTCAGCCATGTTAGGCCTCCATTTTCATAAGTTCACGGACATATTGCTCTGGCGTTAGGCCAAGTTTCTTCGCAATAGCTACTTGAGACTGCGTTAACTTCACCTTTTTAGAAGCTGTGCTTCTAGTAGCCGGTGCAACCACCGTCTTAGATTTAGCTTTCGGAGCGTCTTCCTTTTGCTCAATCTCTACTTCTGATTCATCAAATTCCTCTGGGAATCGTTTACGCATCGTCTTGTCCAACGTTGCATAGTATTCATCAGAGCCAATAACTACACCATTACGTTTAAGCTTCTCATGTAAGCCTAATGCGCTAGCAGTCATCTCTTCGTCCTGTCCGAACCAAGGATTTCTACTCTGCCACTCCATAACCTTGTCGTCAGGGCGGGGCATTTGTGCAGGTTGTTGATACTCTTCCTGCCTTTTTACCTCAAATTTCTCTTCTTGTAAAGGTTGTAAACGAAAATTTCTTACTTTATCTACTTTAAGAGTTGCTTGGGTAATCGCTTCTTGCGCATCCAAAAGAGCATCAGTATCACCGGACTCATAAGCATCACGGTAAGCCTTTTTAGCTATTTGAAGCTGCATATCGGCAGATCCTTTTACTGCTTCGAGGTACTCGTTTTGACCATTATTGATCAATTCTTTCATTCGTTTGTTTTCTTCGTACAACTTTTGAGCAGCATCAAAAGCCGCTTGGCGTTCTCTATCAGCTGAATCTGCGCGGCGACGCTCGTCATTCCACACCTTTTTCATCTTAATCATCTTGTCGCGAGCTTCTTTGCTGTATTTATCCAGCTCATCCACTTCAACTTCAAGTTGTTTGACTACTTCAGGAGATGTTGGTTTGCGACCACGATCTTCTTCTGGGGTGTCATCCTCGACTTCAATCTGCAGTTCAGGTTCCGCATTGACTTGCGTCTCTTCGGATTTATCCTTCGCTTCTATTTCATCGGGAAACTCAAATTCTACTTTTTCCATTTCAGCCATGTCCGGCCTCCTTATGCACGTTTAATACCACGCGGGTCTAATACTACGGCCTCTACGGTATCGTCATTAATCATTCTGAACTCTCGACCATGAATCATCAGGCGGGTACCTGCATTTGGTCTAACAATTACAAAATCGCCTTGTTTACACCAAGGTCCTGTTGGGAACCGCTTCTCATCCTTATAGCAATCTGGGCCAACATGTACCACGAAAAGAACTGTTGCTAGCTTTTCCTCGAAGTTGATGGTTGAGTCTGCTTTAAGAAGCCCACTTTCATAGGTATCTTCCACTTCGGGAATGGCGCAGAGGATTCTGTATCCTGAAGGGATGGGGAGCTGGGTTGCTTTTTCTTCCGCCGACTTGTCTAGTAATGCGGATAAATCTACTGCTTGCGTTAAATTCACGGCTTCATTCATCGTCCGAATGCTCCATTTTTTGTTTGAGGTCTAATATGTATCCACGAGCAATCAGCAGACCTCGAATCTCACCACTCACTTGTTTGTATCCTGGAAAGTCTTGCGCTTGTCCGCTTGCTAACCATTCTTTAAGTTGTTGCACTTTTTTATCTAGCTCGTCGACTAGAACTTCAAATGCGTCCATCATTCACCTTTCTTTTTAGTTTCCTGTTTTTTCTGTGGGTTTAAATACTTATGGATGTCTACCATATGCCCAATCTTGCTTGATGCGTCTTGCTGCGCTAACTCTGCGGCTTTAGAAATTGCAGTCATTGCATGAGTTCTCATAGACTCTTCTTTATCGTGCTTTAGCTGCGCTACCATTTTTAATGCGTCTATGTCTCGGTCAGATTTTTGTTGCTTAATTTGAGCCGCAGCTTTCATGGCATCAATGTTCATTTGTTTTTTCTTGATTTCAATATCTGCTACATCTTTTTGAGATTTACGTTGTTGCTCAGCTTCTTTGATTTGCAATTCTTTCATCTGCATTTGAACAATAGGATCTTGCATCTGTTGTTTAGCCTGCTGCTGTGATGCTTCGGCTTGGTTTTGCTGGAGTAGGCGTTGTGCTGCTTGCGCCAACATCGGTGCCAAACGTGCTTCAACTTCTGGATCCATATGAACATCTTCCCCAGACTCATCTTGCATTGGAGGTAATGACATGCCTAATTGCTGCTCGATCTGTACACGATACTCAAAGCCTAAATGCTCTGCAATATGTGCCTGCATTGCCGCACCGATTTGTTGTGCCAGCGGGCTTTGACCAACTAACTCCATAATCTTTGGATCTTGCATAGCAGCCATGTGTACTGCGATATGGGCCTTATGGTCTTGGGCAACGAATGCTTTGACCGGCTTCATCATCAATACGTTTTGGTTTTCTGAAACAGGATCCATTGGCTCCATGTCTTCTGGCATTGGAATTAACTTACGAGCGTTCTTAATACCTAGTACTTCTAGCATCTCGCGGTTAAGCAACGGAAGATTAAACAGCTGTGGGTTTTGCTGCGCTAACTGCATTACAGCCTGATATTGGACAATTTTCTGAGCCATTGTTGATGCGTTCGGATCAGAGACAGGTATAACGTCCACATTGTCGTAATCTGATCTCTTAGCTCTTGGGCTGCCTTCATCTGGTTCATAATCGTATTTCTCCGGTGTGTACTCAGCAATAATGTTCTTTAGAAGTTTTAACTCTTGCTTGAGTGAGTAGTGGATACGTGCTTGTACTGCCGACATTACTTTGAGAGTGCGTTCTAAAATTGCCAGTGTTGTCCCAACTGGAGAGTTAGCGGACATATCAGAAACCTGCAAGTCTGCTGTATTGGCAAACTGACGACCTTCAGTAATGATCTGATTAAGTAACTGAATTAATGTTTGGCTTGGCTCTTTGTATGGGAGAGGCAAGATGTTGTCACGCATGGTGCCTGACGGTACGTCAACGTCTCTGAACTCGCCGGGGGAGATGGGGGTGTCGTCTCCTTTGACACGCAGTCCACGGGTCTTAAAGCCACCTGGCAAGTTTGCAAGTGTCCCTGCATCAACCAGCTGCCGAATAAGGGAAGTACCTGATTTAGCAAAAGCGCCGATAAGATGGATAAGACCAAAACAATAGAAACCAAAGCCGGGAATATACCCGTAGTGGACAAAGTGATTACGTTTTTGATAAGTTTCATCTTCTGGATCCCAGTTACGACGAATCGCCAGTACTGTAGTAGTACCTTTCTCAATAGTCACGATGTATGGCAGTGCAATACCTGTCATCTCACCCTTCTTATTTGTGTGCTCGTATCCAGGAAGATCTAACTCAACCTGCATTTCTAAGAGCTTATAGCGATCATCTGTGGTTGCTCTAAAGCCAAGCTTTTCTGCGATCTTTTTCTCGACCTCGTCCATAGTAGTCTGGGGCTCACCCAAATCTACGTCACGATAAAACCCAGCTTCTTGTAGACGTGCTACCTCGTTTTCTGTTTTCCGCATGACATGGGTCACACGTTCTGCAGACTCTAAACTTGAGGCGCCGTATGGAACGACCAAATCTTCCGCAGGAACATACATCGCTACCTGACGTTCTAGATGTGGATCGTAGTAAACCTTTTTAAACGCATTACCAGAAAGACCTAAGCCCCAGAGCATACGCTCTGTCTCGGGACGGTACTCTGGCATTTTTTCTGTGAGTTGTAAGTTCATGTCATCTTGGACACGCTCAGCAGATTGTTTTTTAGCTGGAGTTTCTTTTCCAACAATAATTGTTTTGACTGGACCAGCTGCTGGGAAAATAGACATCATCGTCTCAGCTTGAAATTTAACTACCGCTTCAGCTAGGATCGGATGGTATACACCGCATGCACCTTCCCATGGCTCTGATCTTTCCTCAATCTTTAACCCTAATAATTCTAAGCCATCAACGTAAGTCTGTATCCAATCTTTACGTGCCGCTACGTCACCTTC